TTGTGACATCTGTAGAATCATTTGAGGTTTCACGTTATCCCCTAAGTTCGGGTTATTTACGATCCCTCTCGTATAAAGAATGGCTTCATCAATTAACTGAGCTAATAATTCTGGATTCATTACACATTCGCCCCCTGTTGTGCCATTTGGACGTTGTTAGAATTGCTTGCTGAACCTGTTCCTGCTTGTTGTTCCATTTCTTGTAGCATCTGTACTGCTGCTTGTTGTACGTCTTGTGGAGTGGCCCCCTGAGCTAACATATCAAATGATTGATTCAGGATATTCGTTAATTCTTCTTCTTTGTTACGCATTTCTTCAATGTCCATACGCTTAATGATGTCGTCCTTATTAGGCCAATCCATCGCGCGAACAAACTCTTGTGGTGTAATGATGGCAGCAGGGAAAGCACCTGAGTATTGACCTTGCATATTAAGAGCTTCCTTCGCATCTTGCATTTGCTTCATTCGTGTTATTGGAGCTTTAGAGCTAACGTCTATGAAAATATCGTACTCTAGATCCTTGAACTCCGAACCTAAGAATTGTTCAAATTCGTATTCGTTCGGATTTTCACCCATAACACGGATCCATCTAGGCTCAGTGTAGTACGTTACCATGAAGTCGATAATGAGACTTGTGTAGTCCTGGATATATAACTCTACATCATACATTTGGTCCCGGTCACGCATAGTTGAACGGTCAATCAAGCTATTAACACCTGATGAAGTCTGCAAGGAACCTACGGATTGTCCCATATATGCTTCGGATAGTCCTGTGATTTCTCGGATATTGGCCTTAGCATTCTCTAACATGTTGAATAGAACCTGTGGGATCTGAGGAGGTTCTACATATTGGATTGCTTGTGCTGCTGGCATGTTGGAAACATAGGTATGTCCAGGAGCATTACCATACATCGCTACCTCTTTAGGGTCAATACCTGATTGCCCGGATACGATTTTCTGCGGATTCTGCATCAATGTCCCGATCATCGCAATAATAGATTCCACTTTATTGATGATTTTCTGATTGTCAAGTATAAATTCACAAGTAGACATAGGCCAAAAGTCCTGTCTTTGTGGGTAATCTGACAATATCGCGAATGGATAACGGTTTGGTTTCAACGGCTGCTTATCTAACAGGAGTTTGTCTCCTGCCATATACGAAACATAATAGGTATACCCACCTTCATTGTTCGGAACCTTCTCATAGAAACTAAGGAAATTCACTAGTCCATCGGTTTCGGTGGTGTAATCACGGTTATAGATTTCTCCGCGGTCTGCTGGATCGCCGCCTGTTTGTTCTTCAACTTCATCCTTTTTAAATTTAGGATGATTCTTTACCCAATCCTTTGACTTTCGTTCCATTACCGCTACATAACGGCAATCCTCTAGTGTAAAGGCGCTAGGGTCCGGGAAGAATGTAGCAGGATCTAACTCGCGTGTTTCAATGTCACCCTCAAACTGAAAGCCTGCGTCACCTTGTACAGTAGCGCCCATCTTACCCTCTTTGAACTCGTTCCAGTACACATGAGCGATTCCAAGACCTAATAGCTTAGATGTTTCAATGTTTTGGCGTACTACTTTACGAGCTTTCACTCGGTCCCATACATACTGGTAAGCCTTGTCTAGTTGACCTACACGCTGTTGTCCTAAAGGAGATACCGCTCTTAGTTGTCCTGTAGGGTTGTCCATCGCTAAAGCAGCACGTTTCGTGTACTTAACTAAGTGAACAAAGTTGGTAACAGGTTTCGGTAACCATTCAGGGGCGTTCTGCAGCTCCCATTGTTGGTTACGATCAAACGCGTCTAGCTCATTCATAATCACTTCACGCGGCTGTTTCTTGCTCTTTGCTTTTTTATAGAGTGCTAGTATTTGTCCTGCTCTATTGTTTGCCATCTAATCACCCCTTAAAACTTATAAATTTCTTTTGCGACAGGAATAGCTTCTTCTATGGTTTTGAAGTATCCAAAATTTAAGTGTTTGCCGTTTTCTGATTTTGTGACTTTCCAAAGCTTATGCGTATTACACCAGTGAATACCCTTGATACCTGACTTTGATTTTCTGTTACTACGCCTGTTTAGACAATTCGTTTGATGGTTAACTAGCCTTAAATTGGATTTTCTATTATCCAAAGTATTTCTGTTGATGTGATCTACCTCTAAATCTTCTTGACAGTTGCCTAGTAAGAACTTAGTTAGTTGTATTTTTGAACCTTTAGGTCCGTAAATACGAGCGTTCATGTAAGGAGTTTTTGCGTTTTTCGTATAGTACTCGCATACATAAATGCTTCTTTTGTACTCTATTATCCTGTCAAGGTCTTCAAGGTCTACTAAGATTGTGTAGTCTTTACCTTTTTTGTTCTTGTAGTAAATCTCAACATAGTTATCAATGATTTTATAAGTGTTTTTCACAACTATCACCCCTCTAGTAATTATACAACAATCACTAGAATTAGTGTAGTCCTTAAAAGCGGTTCATTCCGTTAGTTTGCTGGTAGTACTGTTGTACTTCTGCTGGTAAGTACCCCACCATTGATTCGTTGTACTTCGGTTTTTCTTCCTTCGGTTTTTCAGGTTGTTCGTGCTTATGTGTAATGTTGATATTGATGCCCCCACTAAGTCGTCCTATGACATAACCACCTGCTAAACAAGCTAAACCAATAATATACTCCATCATTCATCCTCCTAATAGTACAGCCATGCGTTATGCCCTGGCTGCTTGTTATCGTCCGTTTGTAAAGCGAATGGTATAGAACCATCGTCGTTTGTTCTTCCTGCAAAATCCCTAGATTTATAGGATTTCTGAATCAATTGATCTGGATTATCCGGTAGCTCGTTAATCATATACCTGAGCGAGTCCATTGTGTGATTATCTTTATCTATTGGTTTATTATCAGGATTCTTTTTCGCGTCCAATTCTTCCGGCTTGTACTTGTAGTTCAATCCTTCTTTAATCGTATGGGCACAAGAACTAAATATCTTCAATCGATCTAACGAAAAGTACGCACTCACTTTCGCGATACCAGCGTCAATACGGTTGTTTCCGTCTTTAAACCATAACCCATATTCCGCGTAATGGTCAAAAATGGAACGCATATCGTTAATGTTTTGCCGTTTTCCTGCCGGATCACCTACTAGGAATCTCAGTTTACCATATGGGACTTTCTCTACCATTTCTCGCATGTGCCTAGCGTGTTCAGGAACAGGCATCGCGTTTCTGTAGTACTCGTCATAGATATAAGCGATTCCGTTATCAGGATCTATTGCACCCATAAGGAGTACAGTAGCGTCCCGGATACCAAAGTCCGCACCACCCATCCTCTCCCAATGGTCAGGGATCTTAAACGGCTTGACAATATGGTCCGCAAAGGTCTGATAAACGGCTCCTGCTGCGTAATCGAATGACGCTTCCAGGTAACGGGCCACCCACCAGGGCTCTTTTCCTTGTGCAGTTGTATAGTAATAGTCTGCTGGTAAGTAAGTATTTAATCTTGTTGAAGCAATATGAACGGAGATAGAAGGGTTTTTGTCCTCCGGCGGTACAAAGTAATCCCTTTCGGCTCCGTATATCTTGTCCGCTTTTAATAGAAACTCGGTCCGAACATGACCTAAATCCGGGTTAGTAGATAGGATCATCTGATGGTGTTTGGTTGCATGGTTACGCAAACGTGTTTGGAGCTGAACGATATAGTCGTAGGATACCTCAGACGCTTCTTCTATCCATATAAAGCACAAGTTCAAGGACCTGGCTTTACCTGAGTCGTCCAATGGCCTAAACAAAATCCTGTGTCCGTTGACTAGTTCCAATCTGTTCTTCTGAACTTCATATTTTGCGACTAAGCTAGGGTGAATCATCGCCATAAAGTCTTTCTTCGCGGTTTCCTCTAGCTGCGGTAAGGTTGCAGCTCCTACGAAACTAGTACCATTCGGTGTAGCTAGAACTAACTTAATAAGTTCGGCAGCACACGTTGAGGTCTTCGCTGATCCGTACCCTCCGGCGAACATCTTGTATTTATGATTATCTGCATGAAATCTAGCCTGATGGGGCATAGGTTGATAACAGAACAAGAGCGCTCCGCACTCTATACATTCAAGCCACCAATCCCCGGTATCATGGGATTCGACATAATGCCCAATCCCACAATGCCCACAGGGTTGTTTTAGAAACGGTTGCTGCATTTGAGAGGGCATTATATCAAGTCCTTTCTATACTGTTGTTCCTGTTCCGTCTACCCAAACTGTGCCGTTCCATGAAACCGACTTATTTAAGGTTGTATCAAAATACGCCATTCCGATATATCTATTTCCACTCGGTCTATTAGCGGTTGTTCCTGATAGTCCCTCGACTACTCTGTTACTTCCATATGTTAAGGTTCCGTCGTCAGCTAGTTTTAATTGCTTCGCTGATGTTTGATTAAATAAATTAATTCCTGTTGAAGTTGCTGAAAAACTACCTTTAAGTGTCCCGCTACTCATAGCATAAACACCATTCGTGTAAGGGAGATCCCAATAAGCGGAAAACTTATTTAATACCGTTTGCTCGAATACGTTATTTAAAGAAGTGATATTCGTAGGCACGCTAGTAGCTGTAACGCCGTTTATGAATGTAGTGGACGGTGTTAAGTTACCTATTATTCTGTTTCCGTTAAATAGTACATTTGACGTTGATACTGCATCGAGAATTAACGCAGGGTAAGAAGTTGCGTTTGTATTATCGTAAACACTTGTATTGTAATAAACTTTAGATAAAGCGATTCTTGGATTTCCACTTAACACCTTGAACGCTGTTCTTGCTGTATCGGCAAATGATTCATTAATACTCGAACTACTATCAATCTGGAAAGCAATTGAATTTGGGATACGTTCTTGGTGGCTAATCCAATAATGAAACTTGTCGATAAGCGCGTTGCCTTTATCATAGATACCAACGGTCCAATCAATTGTCACAATGTTTTCAAAATGGTTGTCCGTACCTAGGTTAGAAATAGCGGTATTGCTTAAATTGGTTTTGGTGTAGTTGATGAAGTGTAAGTTTCTTGCGATTAACTCCGCTGCCATACCTGCTGTGTCGTTAACGACTAATCCTCTAGTTACACCGTTTTTAAATTCCACTCCGTCTATTGTAAAATGTAAGAACTTGTTCACTCGGAGAATATCGCTTGCCTTATCGTTACCATCCAAGCTACCACCAACAATAAAGCAGTCCTTAGACAAGTCATAGATAGAAGTGATTGCTCTGTCTGTATTAAAGTCGAAAAGATAATCCATTGTTGCATCGGCGAATATACGTGCTTTTTTACTTAGTTTAATAGAATTATCTTTTGTTACCCTGATAGGAGTTGTAACCCGGTAATCACCATCGGGAAAATAAATGACTTTATTAGGGTTGTTTATAAACGCGTTAGTAATAGCTGTGGTATCATCTGTTGCCCCATCGCCTTTAGCGCCTAACAGTTTCACATTTACCGCAATATCACCTAATTGGTCACTGAGTTTCCTCCCGGAAATTCGGTCCTTAACCATATCTGTGTATCCTCTTGTTAAAGTCATGTTCTACCTCCTTTACTGTGTGATTAGATCTTGTCGGCCCTCTTGAACTAAGTAAGCGTCAATGCCTGTTTTCAAGTCAGGGCGTTTGGAAATGACATAATCGTATGTGTAGACGCCTGCGATAATCCTGGTTGCCATGTAATCTGCCATTACAACATACCTCCTAGAATCAATTCGTCAAGCGCTTTTTGCATCGCTTCTTGGTTTTTCTTCAATTCCTCTAGTTCAGAGGTCTTTTCTTGCAGCTCTAGAGCTAACTGTTCTTTTGTTTTCCAATCAATTTTCGCCACGGTTAGACCTCCTGCCATGTAGGGAATTTTTCTTGTTCGGTTGCGTCATGGTCAATAAAGTTAAGTAGTTCTACACTCAGAACACCATTAACTCTTTCTGCGTTCACAATCGGTTTAACAGGTAAAATTGTTTCGATGTTAACCGCGCTACCATCCGGCATCCCTGAAAAATTGAATACGTCAGTAACGCCATCAAAAGTTACTGTTATGGTTTCACCAAGAAATTTGTATGTGATCTTTTTTCCTTGGTTAACCTGGGGACTATATAAAACTCTCATTATTGCCACCTACCAATTGCGATCATATTTGCGGATAAGCTATATCCTGATGTAACGCTTGCCCCGAATAAAAGACCCCAACGTACTGCCGAGTTTGTTACTGCGGTAGCAAATCCACTATTACAGTTGTTTTGGCTGTATCCGTGGAATGTGTTGTAGCCTACAATCATTACTTTGATTTTGCTAGTGTCGTAGGCTGTAGAAAAAGCAGCCGGGAAAGGAACTCCATCTTGCGAGTAATACGCGCCGCCATTAGACGTTACGGTCTTAGAAAACCAACAAATCATAGTACCATCAGGATACTTCACGTATTCCCCGTTACTGTTACTGCCGTATTCCGGGTATAGTAACTTACGTTCGTCCGCGATCTTATTCGTGACGATAGATGTCATAGCTGCGTCCACGCTAATCTGAGCTAATGACATTTCCCATGTTGTATCGTTGTTCGTCGTCACAGGAGCCGCGTAGATCGTTCCTGGTGTGCCTTTTAAGATCGCTAGGTTCATAACACCTGTTGCCCAATCTAAACGCAATACAACCCGGTCTATGCGGTTGAGCGTTGCGTGTGCTGCTTCAATCGTTAGAGATTGGTCAGCGTCCATTGAAAAGAAATGCCCTCTAATAACGGCTGTTCCTTTTTGTACTTTCACTTTCATACCTGTGTCGGTCTTCACTAAAAGAGACGAGCTGCCGTCTACACCCATAACAGGCCAGTTCTTCGCCATATTCCCTACGAAAGTATCAATCTTCGAGAAATTCTGTTTAAAGAACTTGTCCCAATCGACGGTATCTTCACCGTCCATGATATTAAGACCTAACGTACCACCTAAGAGAACTTCCATGTTCTACCTCCTTTACAGTGTTGATTGTAATTCAAATGTTTTTGGTTGTCCTGGTACCTGTACACCGCTTGATGTGACAATTGGTTGTACATGATAGTTCCCGGACTCTGCTGTTTCAAGGGCTGTTAGCGTGACTATACACGTTCCGTCCCCTGTTACGGTTGCGTCTTTTTCAAAACGGTTTGAAGCGTTTCTAATGACCACCTTCACGGAATCTAAAGGCCTTAAATTACCTACTGTGTCGTAAATGGTCAGGTTTAGTTG